CATCAATTATTATGAGTCTTAATATATCTCCAGAAACTAAAATAGGTGTTATTCCAAATTGGAAGCAAGAATCATTGTTAAATAAAGAAGCTGTTAGTGTAACATGTAACGGCCAGACTATTCCAGACATTAAACAATGGCTAATTGACAATAAATTTACTGTTGCAAGTAACGGAGTAGTATATGATATTAGAAGTAAAGGATTCTTGCCAAAAATATTAGAAAAATGGTTTGATGAGCGTGTTAAATTTAAAAATGAGCGTGATAATCATGAAGTCGGTAGTGATAAGTATAAATTTTATGATGCAATGCAATTAACACAAAAAGTATTGTTAAATTCATTTTATGGAGTATTAGGATTAAAGACATTTAGATTTCATGATTTAGATAACGCAGGAGCTATTACAGCTACTGGTCAAAGTGTTATTAAATTTTCTGCAAAAGTTATTAATGGATACTATAAAAAAGAAGTTGGCAAAGATTATTTTATTAATGCTAATGGCAATAAAGCAGAATTTTCATTTTATACAGATACAGATTCAACCTTTGTATCTAGTTTACCTTTAATAGAAAAAAGATATCCTGGATTTGATGAATCTGATGAAAAATTTATGATTGAAAAGACAAATGAAATAGCATCTGAAATACAAGCTCATGTAAATAAAATGTATGATCAATATGCAATTCATTTTCATAATACATCTGATCATAGATGGCAAATTAAACAAGAATATGTTGCTAAATCTGGTTTATGGATAGCAAAAAAGAGATATGCTCAGTGGGTAATTTTTAAAGAAGGTAAACCTACAAATAAAATGGATATTAAAGGTCTTGACGTAGTTAGATCATCTTTCCCTACAGAGTTTAAAACTATAATGAAAGAGACGTTATGGTATGTACTCAAAGAAAAGTCAAAAAATGACACAACTAATTTAATAATGGATTTCAAAGATAAAATACAAGATTCTCCAATATTAGATGTCATGAAGAATACAGGTGTCAAAAATATTACAAAATATACAAAAGGTAGAAAAACATTATCAGGATATCCGTCTGGAACTCCAATTCATGTTAAGTCTTCAATAAATTATAATGATATGCTTAAACATTTAGGAGTAAATAAAAATGCAAAAAACTTTGCAGCTATACAAAATGGTGATAAAATAAAATGGGCATATCTTAAAACAAATTCAATGGGGTTTGATTCAATTGCTCTTCGTGGATATGAAGATCCTAAACAAATAACAGAATTTGTTAAAACATATATTGATAGAAATAAGATATTTGATAGAGAAATTCGTGGTAAATTAGATGATTTTTATGCATCTATGAATTGGGATAAACTTCCTGAAAATAATAATATGAATAAATTCTTTTCATTTGGATAATTCAATTAAATTAATTATAATATAAGAAAAATATGTACGGTAAACATCAATGGAAAGGTAGAGAAGTTGAAGGTCGTTATTCAGATCTTATGACTTTTTTTGTAAGAGACTTAAATCATAATATTAGAAAAACTTATGGTTTAGAAGTAGAAAATTTTAATGAATATCCTCATTATTATTTTACAATTGAATTCATGAAAAAGTCTATGAAAGATGAAAAATATTTAGAAAGTATTAGGCGTATTTTAGACGAATCTAATAGTGCAGTTACTATAGAAGCTAGTAATGAAACTGTAGATACAATTAAACCAGATCTATTTAATAGATGTCACGTTATATATAGGATTTCAGATCCTTATTTAGAGATGCTTAAACACACCGACACATTATCAATTGATGCTGGATGGTATAGAGTTCATCAAGTAACTAAATGCAATATGATGGAGATTAGTCCAGATAACTATAAATTTGACGAAGAAGTATGAAGTATTCAATCGTTGTATCATTTAGTATGGAAGGGTTTCATTGTTGGCCAGAAGCTAAAGAAATATTTCCAGAAGTAGGATTTTTGTCTGACAGACATAGACATATGTTTGGATTTCGATGTTATGCAAAAGTAACACATACAGATAGAGATGAAGAGTTCATTTTAATGCAAAGAAAATTAAGAAAACAATTAAGAACTAGTTTTGGTGGTAATATATTAGAATTTGGTAGAATGAGTTGTGAAGACATTGGTGCATGGATTATGGAAAAAAATAGTAATTTATATAAAGTAGAAGTTTGGGAAGATTGGGAGAATGGAGCAATAGTAGAATTAGGATATTAAAATGGCATTATTTAAAAAGAAACGAAGAATAAGAAAAGTATTTTATTTTGGTTTAGAACCATTAAAAGCTAGATATACATATCAACTATCAAAAGAATGGATGCCAGATGCATTTCAGACATATGTTGATAAAAAACAGTTAGAATTTATTGACATAGAAGGAGATTTTGATCCTGATCAGCAAATAAAAATCGGAGTAGTATTGGATGCAGTAGGAAGAGGTAAATTTGCTATGAGTCAGTGTAGTAACTTCTTAGATATGTTAAATAACGATGAAGTTGCTGATGGCGATGTTATATTTTTACAAGACTATTGGCATCCTGGAATAGAATCAATATTATATGCTATTGATTTATATGGTATTAATTTAGACATATATGCAATGCTTCATGCACAGTCAGTAGACGAATATGATTTTACATATCCCATGAGAAAATGGATGCGTGGATTTGAATTAGGATTAGATAAGAGAATGTCTGGTATATTTGTAGGTTCTAGTATACATAAAGAACAATTAAGAACTGCAGGATTTGAAGCTCCAATACACGTTGTATCATTGCCATTTGGATTAGATGCAACATTGAATAAATTACCAGATTATGATAGAACAGCCAAAAGAAAACCAGTAGTAGTTTATTCAAGTAGATTAGATAAAGAAAAAAATCCATTTTTTATGATGCAAGTTGCATCTGAATTTTTAAAAATGAATCCAGAATGGGAATGGCATGTAACTACTTCTGGAAAAGAATTAAGATCAATGCTTCCAGGAGTTATTAATGAATTAAAAGCATTATCAATTGAAGAACCTAGATTTAAATTATTAGAAGGATTAACTAAAGAAGAATATTATACAGAATTGGCTACATGTAGTATACAATTTAATTCTGCATTACAAGATTATGTTTCATGGACTGTAATTGAAGCAACTACTTTTGGAGCTGATATAGTGTATCCAAATTTTAGATCTTTTCCAGAATTTATTGACGAAGATAGAATGTATAAACCATTTGATGTATTATCAGCAATTACTGTATTATCTGATGCAATTGCATATCCAAGAAAACATGAGCAAATTGGAGATATTTCTGATATAGGTAGAGAAATGGAAGCATATATAGTTGCAAATAAATTTAATAAAGAAATTAATGTATGGCATGAAACAGATTATTGTCTACATTTATTAACAAGCGAGGAATAATTATGAAAATCAATGTACAAGGTATTGAAGAAATACAAAATACTATACAAAAACCATTTCAGGCATTAGCTGAACAATTAAGTGATAAAAACAAATTGGATAAGCAAACATCTGAAATAGTAACTTTTATTTTTGAACAATTAGCAAAAATAGGAGAAGAAGAATGGGAAATAATAGGAGAATAATGCAGGATAAAAATTTTATATATTATCCATCATTATCTGCAGGTAGTATGGTGTCTGCATTCAAAAAGAATACAAAATTTGAAGATGGAACTACTTGTAGATTCTTTTCAAAAGAGTATCCAGAAGAATGGAGACATCCATATTTCTTAATTACAGCTGGACATCATTTCAAAAAAATGGATTTCCGAGATCAACTAGGATTGGATGATGAGGTATTAGTATTTGGAGATTCTGGAGGATTCCAAATAGCAACTGGTGCTTTAAAATGGGATGGTACTATTAGAGAAAAAATATTCGAATGGCTAGAACATAATTCAGATGTAGCAGCAAACTTAGATATACCACCTAGAGCAAAATATGAAAATAGATTCGCAGAATCTATGGATATTAGTTTTGATAATTTTAAATATTTCGAATCTAAGCAAACAGGTAAAACAGATTTCTTAAATGTTATACAAGGTACATATCATGCAGAATATG